CCTGATCTGCAGCAGCTTGTGCTTCTGCCTCAGCCTGTGCAGCTAATGCTTCCTGTTCGGCATCGTAAATCTTCTGAGCTCTTTGTGCTTGTTGAGATAGTTGTGCCTTTCTAGTAGGAGACATTACATTCTCTCTACCACGAGCCATCATCTGGGCAACATTTCCTGTGTTACCAGATTGGAATGCTTTCTCATCAGGACCACCAGGATCTACCTTAGCTTGCTGGTCAGCAATTGATGGTACTTCTTGCGGTTGTTCTGGTCGAGGTGCATCTTTCCTGAAGTCAGATAAACCCTTAGGTTCATCTGGTTGTTGTGGTTCTTGTTTCTGTGGTTGTTCAGTACCATCCACCTTCTGGAGAGTGGTTTGACCACCCTGTTTCACACTCTTATGTGTTACCAGACCGGTCTTTGGATCTTTCCACCTACTATAACCAGCATACTCTAGACCCATCTCACGGGCATCATCGGCTGCACCCTCTTTAAGGAGAGCGTCAGCCTTCTTCAAATATTTAAATACGTCCATTGGACCTCAGATCAATCTTCCCAGGATGCAACCTTAGCTTCGATGGCGTCAATCTCATCTTGTGACCACTGAAGATCTTCCATCTTAGCAGCAGCCTTGTTCTTCATGGGACGGTTCAGTGCAGCTTGGGCCTTACCAACCTGTACCTTTCTGTCAGAAGCACCTGCCATGGCCTTCATCTGACCAGCATGTTGCTTGGGAGATGCACCACCGTCAGTTGCATATCCTGCACCTTCGTAGGTTACCTCTTCTTTCTTGGCAGTCTTCTCAGAATCTTTGAATGCCTTTGCAGTAGGAGCTCCCTCACTACCAGGCTTTCTCATCTTCTCACCACTACCAGCTTTAATTCTCTCCTTCTTGGCATGGATGTTTGCATAGAGACCATCCTTCTCTTGCAGTTCCTCTTCCTTGACACAGTTAGGAACTTCCTTACCACCTTTCTTCTTAGTTCCCTTTGCCTTGTAACCATCCCAGCAAGTAGAAGCACCGACGTTCTTACGTGCCTGCTTCATTCCTTCCTTAACAGTCTTCTTCTTCTTGTTAGGTGAACCGAAGAGATCATCATCCTTTCTCTTCTTCTCCATTTCTACAGCAGGGTTCTTACCCATGGCCTTCTTGATAGCTTTATCTCTAGAACCCATGTACTCATCTTTACCAGATTCTACCTTACCGTCACCGTCATAGTCCTTGTCAGCTTTCTTCTCATTGAAGAGTTGAACCAGAAGGTTTCTGACGTTCAATGATTCCTGAGCAATAACAGCACCGTGCTGTTTCTTAATTCTCTTGTCCTGTTGCAATCTATCGGACCAGGTTTCTTGAAGTTTCTTACCGTGTCTATGCTTTCTGAACTCCTCAACGGCGGTAACAGCAGACTTAGATTCTACCAGGTCGAAACCTACATTGAGTGCTTCACACAACCTATCAATCTTATGTTGTCTTCCTTCAATGTTTGACTCAACAAACATGTCAGCAAAGATGTTATAGGCTTCATCAACTGAGAAACCAGCCTCAAAGACATCTTCAAGAACTTCTTCTACAATCTCGTTAAGATCATTGTCAGTCAAAGGAGAAAGATTCATCTCAGAGATTGCATCTCTGGAGGAAGTAAATTCTTCTTTTTGCTCTTGGTTATGGACAGCAGCATAAGCTTCCATAAAGTTACGCATTGATGAAGACATCTTTTTACATGTTTACTTTTTCTTATCTTTATTTATATTCTCTAAGTAGTCTCTTTCATTCTGATAGACAGTAGAGGGATTCAATAAAATTTCTACACCTTCTTGAATACCAGGTATCAACCAGTCATTAAGATTCTTACAGTTATCCCAGTTGACTGGTTGGGCACAGTTGATTACAACTACAGACCAAAAAGCTGTCAGGTAATTAGTTAGAGTTGTCACGTTCCAATACTATTTGATGACGCTCTTTACCGTAACTATCTTTTAGATAAACTGTCCTGATAGTATATCCCAGTTCATCAGCAGCATCTTGAATCTGTTGCATCTGTTGTTTTCTATGATCTACCCACAGTTGAGCAACCATATCTTTCGGTTCTACAGTTCTGGAATGGATATCTTCTGTATTGTTACGATGATTATCAATTTGTTCTTGAGTAGGAATTTCGATTCTTACCATCGTTCCTTCTTCGATGAACTCTTCGTTCATCTTCTCGTAAGTTTCAGGTGTAATTTTTTCAATCACGTTGTCTCCAATCATCAGGTTTTTCACGTTGAAACCATTCAACCATGTCATCCGTATCACTAAATCCCGTTTTATGATTGGATGGGTCGGGATCTCCTAGTCCCATCCTATTCATAAAATCATCTAGCGTACCTTCCTCAATATCTTGAGCAGCTTGACGACGGGCCTTTCGTAACATCTCGTTTGCGGTGGTGTTGGCCTTTGCAAGTTTCTGGGCCCATACCATATCGTCTAGTTTGACCTCTTCCCCGTTTGCAATACATTTACAGATGAACTCTAGTCTTAGTCTGTACTGGGTAGAAAGCATATGTATTTTCCTTCTAAGGATATTTATTCTTCGGTCTTTGCTTTTTTGTTAAATCCAAAGGGAGAGTTCTCCTCTTCCTCTTTCTCTTTCAACTGAATCGCAACACCTGCCAGTGTCTCCATGACCTTAATGATATCCTCGGTCTTTGCACCTTCACCAAGTTCCTTTGAGACATACCAATACTTGTCCCAGAATTGTTCACCAGCCTTCTGGTAATCCTCTAGTGTCAATACCTTCATCAGAATCCTCCTCCTTTTGTTTTCTTTTTGGGACTGTACTGTTTCAACATTTGTTTCAGTTTATCATCATCATAAAGATCCATCAACTGAAGTTGTCTATCAATAGCGAACTGAAATACACTACCGGGTGACATCTGTTTCAACATAGCCACTGCTACATCGTACATCAGTTCTTCTCTTTCATTCTTTTTCATAGTTGTGATAGAACCTCTTGGTAAATGTTCTGTGCGATTGCCTTCATCATCAGGGGTGGTACCATTCTACCAACCCTCTCAGTCTGTTGTGAGTGTGTCCCGGTAAGAACAAAGTCATCAGGTAGAGACTGGATCCTTTTAAGTTCGGGGACAGACAGAACCCTGTCCTCTCTCCAGTGGATCAGACCACCACTGGCTGTCAGTGTAGGAGATGGCTTATAGAATGAAGCTCTCTTGGTATTGAAACAGTGTCCCTTCTCATGATAATCCATACCTGACAGGATCTTCTTAGGATCCTTTGGCATCTTACTGACAACCTTACGATAGATACCACTCTTTACCATGTGATCTGTAAGTGCCTGAATGTTTTCAGGATCGTTATCTACACCGTCAATGATGTCACCGATGGTTGTATCCTTAGATGATGTAGGAGGGAACAATGATGATACAGTCAATACATTGAGACCGATCTTGTCAGCAATATCCTGACGGACAGCAATAAAGATCAGTCGTTCTCTGGCTTGACCTACACCATAGTGAGATGACTTCATCACTTTTGACGTGACAAGGTAACCAATCTCCTCAAAGGCGTTGGTAATCTTAGCATAATAAGTCTTTGCTTCACCGATTGTCAATCCTTTGACATTCTCAGCAACAATGACTTTGGGTTGAATGTCTTTGGCAACACGGATATATTCAAAGAATAAGTCTTCGATGTTCTCTACCTTCTTACCATCTGAATATGACTTTGTTTTACCCCACCCATCAGAATGTTTAGAACCTTCACCACGACACATAGATCCAGCAACAGAGAATGCAGAACAAGGTGGTGACCCATCAAGGATATCCAACTCACCAACCTTGAGACCAGTCAGTTCAAGGAAGTCTTTACCCTTCAGTTGTTTGATGTCATCAGGAACAATAGGTGTAGAAGGGTAATTTGTAGAGTATGTGTTCCTGGCTTCTTCTACAAACTCATTGATACACAGTATCTTACCACCGGCAAGACGGTATCCTGTAGAAGATCCACCACCACCAGCGAAGGTGGAGATGACAGTGAATTTGGCTTGTGCTTCACCGTCATAAACATCTTGTAATTTATATGGTAATTTCATAGAGGTAGTGTACCTGATCCGGTTGATGCGTAGTCAGAGGCAAGATCCATCACTCTCTTCCTACCACGATTATTTAGCATCTTATCATCTAACAGTGTCTCGAACAAGTGGTCAATGTTAGATCCCAGTTGTAAGTTGATATGATCTTTGACAGGTTTTAGTCGTGAGAACTCATCGATGAATGCATCTCTGACAATCTGTTTTTGTTTTGGTGTATTCAGTTCGTACCAATCATACTTAAAGAAGAAGTTTCTGACATCATCATGATAGATGTAGGGGTGAACTAATGTCATGTCCCTTTCGTTTGCAAGTTGTTCAATCTGACGGAACCCTGTCACATTGTGTGGCATAAAGTATGATCTTCTGAACTCGTCAAACTTATCCTTTGGTTCCTTGAAATGTAGGACTGCTTTCTTGCTGACACCATAGTAACCATCCGCACCAATACCAGAAAGGATATACTTCTCTTTGATCTTTGGGAAGACATACAGGAATGGAAAGGTGCACTCAAAGTGTGTCTTTTTACGACAGTCATATTCTTTGGCCAGTAGAACGAAGTCCCTTCTAAGATTACCCTTAGGAACAACAACCGTTGTACACTTCCAACCAAATATCTTACAAGCTTCTTCTGCCTTATAAGCGTCATAAGACTTGTCACCTTCTAGATGAAAGGTGTATGCATGAACAGTCTTACCAGCTCTTTCTGCAGCAAAGGCGAGTGACAAACTATCTACACCACCAGACAACAAAATCCCCACGTCATCCGTGGGGACCTCTTGAGTGATGATATCTGTAATAATAATATCGATCATTTAATAGCAATAACACCGACGAACTGATGGTTTCTCCAGAAGATCTGACAATCTTTGAAACCAGCTTTCATAACCATGTCTCGTAGTTCAGACCAGGTATTTGGTTTCAACATATCACGGAGTTCTTTCTCCTTGTCCATGATTTGTTCTGCAGTGAATGTCTTTCTCTTGTAGTCATAGTGATTGAAG